TAGAACTTCAGCCTATATGCTCTATCAAGTATTACAAGCCAACAATGGTTTGCCAGAGGATGCAATCGTTTGCTTTGCTAATACGGGTAAAGAAGAAGAAGCTACATTAAAGTTTGTTAATGATTGTTCTGTTAATTGGAATGTAAAGATCAACTGGGTGGAATTTCAAGACCATGAAGACCCGTTGCAAAGATATAAGAATGTTACGTATGAAACTGCAAGTAGGAATGGTGAACCATTTGAAGCATTGATACGTAAACGTAATTACTTACCGAACCCTGTTACTAGATTCTGTACGAGTGAATTAAAGATACGCACAATGGCGTGTTTTTTGAAGCAAACAGGATTATTTGATGATTGTTCAAAGTCAGAGCTGGAAAACGCTTCTTGGATAGGGCTTAGATATGATGAAGCAAGACGGGCAACTAAGATTGCTGATAAACGCAGGATACCGCTTTATACAGCAGGGGTAACGGTAGCGGATATTGCTGAATTTTGGGATAAACAAGAATTTAATCTTGAGTTACCAACATATAAAGGTAGAACACTAGCGGGTAACTGTGATTTGTGTTTTTTAAAGCCTATGAATCAGGTTGCCACCTTGATTGCAGAGAAGCCAGAAAGGGCGATATGGTGGGCAAGGATGGAAGCGTTAGCGTTAGCGTTAGCGTCCCGACCCGATGGTGCTACGTTTAGGAAGGATAGACCTGGTTATGCAAGTATGTTGCAGTTTACGAATGATCAAATTTCATTATTTGATAAAGATGAGGATGGTATAGCGTGTTTTTGTGGTGATTAACTTTATAGGGGATAGATATGAACCGTGAACTATTACAACAAGCGTTGGATGTATTAAAAAGTGAATACAGCACAGGCGGAACAAATAAATACTCGCCTTATGAAGTAATGAAAGCCCTTGAGGCAGAGTTAGCCAAGCCTGAGCAAGCAGAGAAGCAAAAGCCTGTTGCGTATTACTGGCGTGATACAAAAGCTTGTTATTGGATTGCGGACATCCCGCTTGAAGATTTAGCAAATCTTGATGTAAGCCCACTCTACACATCACCACCACGCACAGAGTTAGCTAGGCCCGAGCAAAAACCTGTAGCGTGGAACGAAAATGTTGATGAAATGCCTATCAACACTTATTGCAAAGCTGTTGTTGATTGGTACAGCTATTCAACAGATGGTGACAGTTTTTTAGAAGGAAGGGATGTACAAGTAATTGTAGTTAAATACAAATTAAATGAAGACGAAGACGATATTGTTTTGATACATGAAGGAAATAATCAATACGAATATACAAGGTGCGATGTTTTGAAATGGAAGCCACTTTACACATCATCACCACGCAAAAAATGGGTCGGGCTGACGGATGAGGAAATAAAAAACATACTTGATTGTAGGCGTGGTGGTTTAGTCGATATTAAAAAAGCAGAAGCCAAATTAAAGGAGAAAAACACATAGTAGTTGCATTACTTAATTAATTGCTGTATATTATTAACTGTAGTACATCTCAACTCAACTTAGGGGCTATAAATGACCAAATTCTGTGTCAACTGTAAGCATTATCAAGCACCACTCTGTCAACGTCCTACAGGTGTTAGCCTGGTGACGGGTGTTGCATCTTCTCGCAATGTCTATGCGGAAATAGAACGCACGTTATCAAATACTGGGTGTGGCTCTCAAGCGAATTACTTTGAATCTATCTTTTCCGAAATTCCATTTGGGGGACAAGCATGAATGATTGGAAAAAATTGTTTTTTTATGAAAACGGAATCCTTACATGGAAAACAGGCAACAGAAAAGGAAAGCAAGCAGGTACGCTTAATGGTTCTGGTTACTTAATGTTCAAATATGAACAAAAAATTTATTTAGTTCATCGTGTTGTTTTTGAAATGCACTGGGGATTAGTGCCAAATCGCATAGATCACATAAACGGCAACAGAGTTGACAACCGTATTCAGAATTTACGTCAATGCACAGCTTCAGAAAATCAATCTAACCAAAAGAAATCTGTAAAAAACACTTCTGGCGTAAAAGATGTTTTTTGGACACCAAAAATATCTAAATGGCGTGTTCGGGTGCAATTCGATAAGCAACGCAGAGATTTTGGTTATTACAAAGAATTAGATACCGCTGCGCTTGTTGCCAAACAAGCTAGAGAACAAATGCACAAGGAGTTTGCTTGCCATGAATGATGAACAAGACTTTTTACCTGAGATAAGAAACGCAAGTTGGTGGTCGGGGGATAGTAGGAAAGTAGCTAACGGCAGAGCTTTGGACGTGGTGTTAACCAAGCAAGGAAAAATGCCAATACCGGACTTATCAGCAATAGAGGCGGTTCAAATGGGGAAGGTGATGCAGCCTACTATTCTCAATCTTGCTCAGAATGCACTCAAAATGGAGATTAAAGATGCCGATTACTCGCTTGCCCACCCGAAAGAAAGTTGGTTTAGATCGCATTTTGACGGAATCACGGCTGATGGACAGATGCTCGTGGAAGCTAAAAACTACAACGCCTCGGTACGCAACAAATTCGACTTTGAAACAGGCAGGATACCTGCGGCTGACTATGCACAACTTGTACATGAAGCTGCTGTACACAACATCGAAAAAATCTGTCTCGCTGTACTTTTCGGTGGACAAGAATTTAAATATTTTGTGTATGAAATTACTCAGGATCAAAAGGACGATCTCATCAGACAAATGGCTGTTTTCTGGGGACACGTCCATGCAAACACTACGCCAGAGCCAGAGACGATTGAGCAGACGAAATTGCTCTATCCGCAATCAACAGAAGGCGTGGTTACAGCAACGCAGCAGATCGAGCAGCAAATCCTATTGCTGAAACAGTATAAAGAGCGTATTAAAGAGGCTGAAGATCAGGTGGAGGCATTAGAAGTTGCAATACGCAACTATATGTCTGATAACTCTGAAATCCGGTCTGTAGACGGCACAACATTGGTGAGTTGGAAATCAGCTAAACCAAGCAAAAGATTCGATGCAAAACTCTTTCAATCCAGTATGGGTGATCTGTACGAAAAGTTTTGTGTTGAACAACCAGGTAGTAGAAGATTTCTCATTAAATAGGGGTTAATTATGAACGAAACACCAGCATTTCCCACATGGCGCAGCAATAAAGACATGAAGGAAGGTATGACATTACGGGATTATTTTGCGGCAGCAGCTATGCAGGGTTTATTGTCTCAAAATAGACAAACGTATCACTTGGTAGCAATAGATGCCTATGTTATGGCTGATTGTATGCTCACAGAACGGGAGAAAACCGATGAGTAATATCGTACCTTTCCAAGAAATGCAGAATATGGCTCAAGCAATTGCTGCATCTAAGCTATTTGGCATTACAGATGTTAACCAGGTGCTAGCCCTCGGTATGGTCGCACAGGCTGAAGGACATCATTTCGCTACTGCTGCACGTGATTATCATGTCATACAAGGTAGACCTGCACTCAAAGCAGATGCGATGATGGCTCGATTCCAAGCTGCGGGTGGCAAAGTTGAATGGACACATTATGACGACGAAAAAGTTACAGGAATCTTTTCTCATCCGAATGGTGGATCACTTAGCGTTACTTGGACTATTGAGCAAGCAAGAAACATCGGACTTGTTAAGCCTGGGTCAGGATGGCAAAAGTTTCCACGAGCAATGCTTAGATCACGCTGCATTTCTGAGGGCATACGAAGCGTATATCCAGGAAGTGTATCCGGCTTCTATTCACCAGAAGAAGTAGCTGATTTTGAACCACCTAAAAGCAAGCATTTAGGCAAGATTGAGCCTAATCCTATACCAAGTATTACCCCAGACGGAGAAATCGTCTCAGAAGCCGTTTTAGACGCTCCTAGAGATGATTCTGAAGCTGAAGTTGTTAAAGAACCTACTATTCCAATGTTCGTACCAGGAATAGATGCACCTTATGGTTATTATTCTGATGTGGAGGCTTGGATTTATGCTTTTGCTGAAATGTGTGAGCGCATTGGGAATTCTAGCAAGTATTCTTTTGCTGATAAGCGGGAAAAAGCCAAAGCTCTTGCTCGTGCTAACGAAGGCTATATGGAAACATTCTCAGTAGCACAGAAAATGATTATTAACCAAGCTATTGCTAATTGCGGGAGTAACTAAAATGGCTGAAAATGCGTTTGTTGTACCACCTGGACGTGGCTACCTTTGGTCACAGGAAAAGAACAAGGAAACCGATCCTGACTTTAAAGGCGATATTGTCCTGCAAAAGGACTATAAAGCAGGAGATAAACTCAATATGCGAGCATATATGTCTACTGCTAAAAACGGTAAGCAATATGTCTCGATTTACGAATCGGTCACTCAAGCTGAATTTGCTAAACAAGCAAAAGCAGCCAGTTATCCTCGTGAAGTCAATATTGACGAATCAGATGTGCCTTTTTAGCCGAAAACCGATTTTTCTTGACGGAGGGGAGACATTTTGAGACATATACTGCATTTGCCATACCCTCCAAGCATCAATAATTATTGGATCGCTAGAGGAAACACCCGTTTTGTCTCTAAACGTGGTCGTGATTTTAAGTTAGCAGTACAAGAGTATGTTGCAGCGCACCAATTACAATCTTTTGGGGGTGGTGCAGTCACAGTTGATATTGTGCTGCGTCCAAGAGATGCTAGGTTGATGGACATTGATAACTGTATCAAACCAATCCTCGATGCTTTGCAAGATGCGGGTTTGTTTGATAATGACAGGCAAGTCCACCAAGTTTCTATCACACGGGGGCTAGTGAAGAAGGGTGGTGGCGGTTGTATCGTAGTTGTAGAAAATGCTTCACCTTCCGCAATGGAAGGTAGCCCCACCGAATCCTAGCGGCGTTGAGAGCCAGCGGTGACCTGGTATCTAGGGTAGTCACCACCTTACTCAACCTTACAGGGGATCATCATGGTAGTAGAGAAAGAACGTCTTATCGCTGAAGCTATTGCAGCACAGCAAGAACTCCAGGCTTACATTCAATTCGTTGCATACCTTCAATCGCAAGAGGAACGTATGCTTACGAACGTTTCATTTATCCTTTCACAACTGATAGAGGCACTAGAAAATGAGTAAATTATTTATCGCTACACCGATGTACGGTGGAATGTGTACTGGGGCATACGCTCAGAGCCTTCTAAACGTGTCCTCTATCCTCCAATCGGAAGGACATGAGGTACTGATGTCATTCATGTTCAATGAGAGCCTCATACCTCGTGCTAGGAACGCCCTTGCTCAAGCCTTTATGAAGTCTGATGCCACGCACATGATGTTC